CAAGGTCTTAAAAATTTTGGTCAGGGCATAATGTCAAATTTAACACCACAAAGAATGTTAGGCTCGGCTCTTGGAACAGCTCTTCTTGGACCACTTGGTGGAATTCTTGGAGGAATTATAGGTGGCACTTACGGAGACGATGACTCAAGCAATAACTTTTTTGGAAAAATAGGAAGCAGTTTAAAAAAAGATTTTACGGACACAGTAAACTTTTTTACACCACAGCAAGTAGAACAATCAATGATGACTAACATGCCTATGAAAAGACCTATGCAAATGTTTCCAATAAAAAGTGTTACAGAAACAACAGGCATGCCGTTCATGGATCAGATACCCGATATGTTTCCGGATAATGAGGGAGTGCCGAGTTATACACCTTTTGGTATAGATAGTTTAATGCAACCAACAGAGAACGAAACTTTTACAATGCCAGAAAGAAATAAATTTTTAGATTATGGCACGATGCCAAGGGTAACATCAGCTCCTTTAGGTGTTTCATCAACACCAATAAATGCTGTAGACATGTTTGGTAATCCTATTACGTCTGGTGTTAGCACTTTTGATCCGTCAGTAGAGGTCATTGATCCCGGCACAGCTGATAGAGAAATAAAACCTGGAACTTTTTCTGATAACATGTCTTTTCAAGACATAGTTGATTTTCTTTCTCCAGCGGGAATGAATCAATTTGATGCAATGAATAGATTAAATACAACCATGGAGGAAACAAACTCTCCAACAGGAATGAGCGAAGATTTTAGAATGCCAATGATAAACCCAGAACTAGGTGCAACCAATATGTATCCATCTGGTCAAGCAATCGAAGTGTTACCAGGACAAGGAGTAATATTTAATGACCCTGGATTAATGGCACCTAATGAAGTTGTGGTAGATCCATTCTCGGGACAATTAGTGCCTAATGTTAATGTAAATGTTCCACGTACATTTGATATCTAAAATGGCAATTTCAAGATCGCAACTTCCAAAAACAACTGACAAAAAACGTGGTAAAATCAGCAAGGTAATGCGTGAGTTTAAAAATAAAAAATTAAATATTGGACAAAGTAAGAAAAAAGTAAAGAATAGGAAACAAGCCATAGCTATCGCTCTTAGTGAAGCAGGTGTAAAACAGAAGAGGAGACGCAAATGATCCAATCAGCAAAAGAATGGTTAATGGAAAAGTGGGACAACACTTCCATGAAAACCAAAATTATCGGTGCAGTAGTCATCGTAATTATCATCATCGGAATAAGCACATAATCAAATGATACTTGACATTGTCAAATTAGCAGTCGGCGCTGGCACACATATAATGAGTAACAGACAGAAGCGCAAAATGCTCGAGTCAGATGCTGCAATGTTGCATGCACAAAAAATGGCAAACGGCGAAGTCGAGTATCAACAGCAAGTAAGGGTGTCAAACGACAAAGGATGGAAGGACGAATTCGTTCTTATTCTCGTGAGCGCTCCCGTGATTTTATTAATATGGTCTGTATTCTCAGATGATCCGGACATACAAGATAAATTGCACATGTTCTTTGAACAGTTTAATAATCTCCCTTTCTGGTACCAGACGCTGTTTGTCGGCGTGGTCGCATCAATATACGGACTTAAGGGCGCAGATATTTTCAAGAAAAAGTAGATTGACTTAATTTTACATTAGGGGGAAAAATGGGGGATGAAGATAAACCCAAGAACGCTCTCGACGAATTTTGGAAGGGCCTTGGAGATAAGGAAAAAATAAATGTCAGAAGCTACAGATCCAGTAAACGTGATATACAAGTTCAAGAGGACGATGCAAGAACAACTAGACGCTCTCGTCCAAACTCTCGCAAACGGAGGGATTGACAATATGGACGAATACAAATATATAACAGGTAAGATCCATGCGATCGACTTAATGAATCAGGAACTCTCTAACCTGCTAGAACCAAAGGAGCCAAATAAAGATGACCCAAACAACATCACACGCCTTAGAAGATAAATATAACGCAGAAGACGACGTTAAAAAAATTTCAAAACACGCACAAGAAAAAGAAAATTCACAAACAGATTTAGAAAAACTACCAAACCCTACAGGTTGGCGTTTGTTAGTTATGCCTTTTAAAGTTAAAGAAGAAACTAAAGGCGGTATTATTATTGCACAAGAAACATTAGATCGTGCACGTGTCGCAACGCAAGTTGGATACGTACTGAAGATGGGCGATCTTTGTTACAAGGACCAAGAAAAGTTTTCAACAGGCCCCTGGTGCAAGGAAAAAGATTGGGTGATATTTGCACGATATGCAGGATCACGCATGGAGATTGATGGTGGTGAGATAAGAATGTTAAACGATGACGAGGTGCTTGGGACAATAAGTAATCCTGAAGACATCTTGCACGCAATGTAATCATAGAGGAGGATAATCTATGCAAGACGATAGAAAAATCGATGTCGGCGATACCGATGAACAAGCTACAGAGATTGATCTTGATGCAGTAGCACCAGAGCAATCTTTAGAAGAGGAGATCCAAGTTGAACAAGTTAGTGAAAACGATAGTCAGTCCGCTGACGCACCTAAGGAATCTAGTGAGCAGTCTGATGTTCAGGCTAGCGAACAGAAAAAAGAACTAGACGACTACAGCGACGGAGTTCAAAAGCGAATAGCAAAACTTACACGTAAAATGCGTGAAGCCGAAAGGCAAAAAGAAGAGGCTATACAATATGCTGAGCAAGTAAAAACTCAAGCTGAGCAAATGAAAGGCAGGTACGATACTCTTGGTAATAGTTATACTAAAGAACTAGAAGCAAAAGTTACTACAGGAATGGACGCTGCAAAGTTAGCGTACAGGCAAGCCATAGAGGCTCAAGATGTTGATGGTCAAGTCGAAGCACAAAAAGCTATAGCTCAAATGGCTATGGAAGAAGCTAGACTTAACAACTTAAAGCAAGCTCAAGAACAAAGAACACAGCAAATAGATACACAAAAAGGACAAATTGTGCCTCAAACTGCTGACCCTGTAGCACAAGCTCAACAAAAAATTGATCCAAAAGCAGAGGACTGGGCGACTAAAAACTCCTGGTTTGGCACGGATAATGCCATGACTTACACTGCTTTTGACATACATAGAAAACTTGTAGAGGAAGAAGGGTATGATCCACAATCAAATGAATATTATTCTGAGGTTGATAAACGGATTAGACTTGAATTCCCACACAAATTTGATAATGTGGAGCAATCTACTAAAGAACAACCTGTTCAGAATGTAGCAAGTGCAAGACGTCCGGCCGGAAAGGGACGCAGAAAAACTGTGAAACTCACACCATCACAGGTAGCAATTTCTAAAAGATTAGGTGTGCCACTCGAAGAGTATGCGAAACAATTAGCCGCGAAGGAGGTATAAGCATATGAATAAAAATACAGAAACTAAAACTGTTAAAACTTCCCGCGCGAGTCAAACTAGGGTCAAAGCAGAAAGACCTAAAGTATGGACTCCTCCATCATCACTTGATGCACCGCCTGCGCCAGACGGTTACAGACATAGATGGATACGCGCTGAAAGTATGGGCTTTGATGATACAAAGAACATGTCAGGCAAGTTGAGATCAGGATGGGAGCTCGTAAGAGCTGACGAATATCCAGACTCAGATTTTCCAACTTTGGATGAAGGACGATACGCAGGAGTGATTGGGGTTGGTGGCCTTGTGCTGGCAAGGATACCCGAAGAGCTCGCAAGGCAACGTGAGGCGTACTTTGATAAAAGAACAGCCGATCGTAATGAAGCCTTAGAAAACGATGTCTTAAAGGAACAGCACCCAAGTATGCCGATCAATCAAGATCGACAGACTCGTGTAACTTTTGGTGGTACAAAGAAAAACTAATTATTTAGTAATTCCTACCCACCGCTAACAATAAAACCTTTAAGGAGGATAACAATATGGCTAATGTAGATAGCCCTTTTGGTCTAAGACCTATCGGTAACACTGTTGGTGGCTCTGACTTTCAAATGACGGAATATCTAATTCCGGACAACGAAGCGACATCAATCTTTCAGGGAGACCCTGTAGAGATCGATGATAACAATGCTGGATTTATTGCTGTTCAAGAAGCAGTAACAAATGTAGATAACATTGGTGTCTTCAATGGATGTTTGATTGACAGCGACCCTTCAACAGGGAAACCAAAATTCTCTAACTTCTATTCTCAAACGAATATTACTCAGGGAAAAATAAGAGGATTTGTATTTGATAATCCGTATCAAAGATTTTTGATACAAGGTGACTCAGCTACAAACTCTGCACAAACAGACGTTGGTAAAGTTGCTGACACTGTTGGCACTCACTCAGGATCAACTACTACTGGTATTTCCGGTATTGAGTTAGATGTTTCTGATTTGGCTGCAACAGATGGACAGTTAAGAGTAACAGGCATTACTGGCGATCCGTCAAACAATGAACTAGGCACAACTCATACGAATTACGTAGTGTATTTCAATGAGCATGCTTATAACCACAACGAATAATAGCAGGAGGATTTAAATCATGGCTATATCAAGACAACAACTAGCTAAAGAGCTAGAGCCAGGTCTGAATGCATTATTCGGACTTGAGTACGCAAACTACGAAAATCAACACTTAGAGATTTTCGACGTTGAGAACAGTGACAGAGCTTTCGAAGAAGAAGTAATGTTATCTGGCTTCGCAAATGCGGCTGTAAAATCTGAGGGCTCAGCAGTGACTTTTGACTCTGCACAAGAAGCTTTCACTTCTCGTTACACTCACGAGACAGTTGCTCTTGCTTTCGCACTAACTGAAGAAGCAATCGAGGATAATTTATATGACACGATTGCAACTCGTTATACAAAAGCACTAGCAAGATCTATGGCTAACACAAAGCAGATCAAAGCAGCTAACGTCCTAAACAATGGATTTAGCAGCTCGTTCCCAGGTGGAGACGGCAAAGAATTATTTGCAACAGACCACCCTACACAATCTGCAGGAAGTCAGAAAAATGAGTTGAGCACATCAGCTGATTTATCAGAAACTTCTATCGAACAAGCTTTGATCGACATTGCTGCTTTCACTGATGAAAGAGGCTTAAAAATTGCTGCTAGAGGAGTAAAAATGATTATTCCTTCTGAGCTACAATTTACAGCTGAAAGAATCATGAAGTCACCAGCAAGAGTTGGTACTGCTGATAACGACTTAAATGCAATTGCATCTAAAGGAATGATCCCACAAGGATACGTGGTAAACAACTTCCTAACAGATACAGACGCATTCTTTATCAAAACCGATGTTCCTAACGGTCTTAAAATGTTCGAAAGAGCAGCTATTAAGACTGCAATGGAAGGCGATTTTGATACTGGTAACGTAAGATACAAAGCAAGAGAAAGATACAGCTTCGGCTTCTCTGACTGGCGTGGAGTATTTGGCTCACCAGGAGCATAATAATTTAGGGGCGCTTCGGCGCCCCTTTTTATTTGCAAACCTCACTTTAAAAGTTTATATTCAATACACTGCATAATTTTGAAATAGTCGGCATAGACTCATGCAGTAGACAACGTCTCAGACTATGTTGACGGAATGGAGACCAATATGGCTAATACAACTTTTCAGGGTCCAGTAAGATCCGAAAGCACAGTTAAAACTGTTAGTAAAAACTCCTCTACCGGAGCGATTACTGAAATCATTACAATGGGTGATGCACCTGTT